TATTAATCTGTTCCAGTCTATTTAAACTCAGTGACATAACTCTCGTAGTTGAATTCTACATTGAAAGTAACAAACTGATCTCTAGCATCAGATCTCAATTGGATAGGTCCAATAGACTTTGGATAACTGTTGAGGAACTTAACCTTCAATGGACTCTTAAGTGATGGTCCAGCAAACTCTTGCTTCTCTAACTCAATGTCACCTACAATCTGTTTGTAGTATTTGAGTTTGATATTTCTCAACCCCTCCTGATCAATGCCCTGTCCTGTCTCATCAAACCACTTCTTAAAATCCTCATAGTTTGTGTAGTCACTGTTCTCAATGATAGTAATCTGCATGGGGTTAGTCCATACAGGCATGACTGGTTGTTGTCTGGTGATACCCATCAGAGTATGTCCAGGTACATCTACTGCATTATATCTGACTGAAGGAATCTGAGCGGCACTACAGAAGTATTCAAGGTAATCATTGGTGTCTCTACCAATGAATCTCTGAGGCATAGTAAGTTTATAGAGTGTAGGACGTGATACACTGTTCCTTAGCTGACCTATTGCGCGATCGTAACTCATCTACAATAAATACCTTTAGAAGTATTTAGAGTGAATGTCTAAGACTCTCCAAGGAAAATACAGACCCAAGAACCCAGAGAAATACAAGGGAGACTACACTAACATTCTGTATCGTTCCTCATGGGAGAGATCCTTTATGATATGGTGTGACAACAATGATAAGGTGAAGAGGTGGCAGTCAGAAGAGAAGGCAATATGGTATGACAATCCCATCACCAAAAGGAAGGCAAGATACTTTCCTGACTTCATTGTGGAGTATGAGAGAAAGGATGGCATTACCATGCAGGAGATGGTAGAGATTAAACCTCACCGTCAGGTGATAGGACCTCCTGTTAATCCAAAGAGAAGGACACAAGCATGGGCAAAATCGTGTATGACATACGCACAGAACCAGGCGAAGTGGAAGGCTGCTCGCAGATGGTGTGAGGATAGAGGTATGAACTTCAGAATTGTCACGGAAAAAGAGCTTGGACTTACCCTATAAATAAATCATCTACTACATTATACTTTGTTATGGCTCTGCCCAAACCTAGTCGCCCAGAATATACAACGTCCATCCCCAGCACAGATAAGAAAATCAAGTTTCAACCCTTCTCAGTAAGAGAAGAGAAAGTATTAATCCTAGCATCAGAATCACAAGACAATGACGAAATTGCTAACGCGATTACGAACGTCCTGGAGAGTTGTGTTACCTCTCCTGGCTTTAAAGTCAGTGATCTCGCTCTATTTGATATCGAATATCTCTTCCTTAAAGCACGCGCTAAGTCTGTTGGTGAGAAGTTAGAGGTTAGAGTCACTGATCCTGGTGATGAAACCTATACTACAAATCATGAGATTGATGTAGATAGGATTCAAGTACAGAAGAATAAGGATCACAAGGATCTCATTGAGTTGGGAGAAGGAACTGCCATCAAGATGAAGTATCCTGGCATTGATTTCTTTGTTGAAGGTGTATCTCTCAACAACATCACAGACAGATTGGATCTCGCTGCTCAATGTGTTCAGCAGATTGTTATTGGTGATGAGGTATACAACAAAGAAGACATGTCTGATTCAGAGATTCAGGAGTGGTTGGAAGCTCTCACGTCTACTCAGTTCAATAAGGTACTGGAGTTCTTCATCACAATGCCACGTTTGGCTCACAAGTTTACCCTCACAAATCCTAACACTAAGAAGAAGTTCAGCATTGAACTGGAGGGACTGTCGGATTTTTTCTGATGGCAATGATGCACACCGGACTGGTGCAGCATTATGAACGCATCTTTGCCTTCAAACAGTATCATGGGTGGACCACGACTGAGATTGAAGATCTGATGCCATGGGAACTGGAAGTAATGACAACCCTATTGTCTAACTACCTGGAGACACTTGAGATGCACAGAAAACAAGCTCAGAATGCACAATAAATAAAACTAAAACGTGTCTATACTTGACAACATTTACGGTGCAGCAAAATCAACTCAGGCAGAGTTGAAGGGGATGAATGCTGCGCTGAAGGGTATGGCAGCAGCAGATAAGAAAGAGTATGCATTAGACAGTAAGGATAGGAAGTACGAAAGAGAGAAGGATAAAAGAGAAGCACAAGATAGAAAAGAGTTCAATAAGAAAGTCTTTAGTAGTGTTGACGATCAGACAAAAGAGATAGGGAAGAAGGAGCAGGGTAAAAAACTTGCTGCTGGATTGGCATCAGCAACTGCCTCAGCTATTGCTGAAACAGTTAAGAAGAATAAGGATAAGAAGAAGTCTCAACAGGAACCTGCTGGTACAGGTGGACCCGCTGGCATCTCTATGTCTCCTCGTGAGGTGTCTCAGACACCCACACGCATAGAACCTAAGAATGATCATGAAGAGAGACTGTTTGAACTAGAACAGACAGTCTTCAACTTTCCTCAACAGAAGGTACAGAAACTACAGTCAGGTGGATTTGCTGGCGCTGTACCTAACCTAGGACAACCAGGTACTGGTGACCACTTCTATACTCATGTAGAACCAGGATCATATGTCCTGAATAGGAATGCTGTTTCTGCCATGGGTTTCCAAGGTGGTGGCAATGTACCAGTAGCATTAGAACAGGGAGAGATCGTAGTCCCACCTGGTCAGTATGATCAGAAGATGATGGACTTCATTAACTATGCTGCTGCTCCTCGCTTCCAGAGTGGTGGTGAAGTTAATAAGATGAAGAAAGGAGGCGATAAAACAACCAATGAGAATAGGATTGCATACTCTCCTGCAATTGACATTGATACATCAAAGTTTCAAAAGAGACAGAAAGGAGGTAAGATGTACCTCCACTGGACTGCATCACCTTACAATGCAAACTTTCCTGCGTATCACACAGTCTTTGATGGTGAAGGCACTCCAAAGAGAAACCACCCATACGATAAAAGAAGTGGTGGCGGATTAGGACACACCTTAGGTAGAAATGCAGGTGGCGTTGGTATGTCTCTTGCCTCTATGGCAGGACCTGACAGCGATCCATGGAAGAAAGATCCTCCTACTCAGAAACAATTTGATGCTATGGCAGCAGAGATTGCTGCACTAGCAAAGAAATGGGACTGGGCAATTGGAGATATCAATGCTGCCAACGTGATGACTCACGCTGAGGCAGCAAAACACGATGGATACTTTGGTGAGAGGTGGGACTTACTTCAACTTCGTAAAGGTGATCCTGATTGGAGTGGTGGTAAGAAGTTGCGCTCACTTGCTCAAGCAAAGTTTAAAGGAGAGACAATTGACTTAGATGCTATCACAGGTGTAGATCAACCTAGAGGTAGCAACAACAATATCAGTGCCAATGATGGCACTATTCCTACTCAGCAAGGCAGTAAGGGTGTGGGTGGATTCAAAGGTCCATTCGCAGAGATGTTTAAAGCAATTGATAAGGAAGTGTTTGGAGGAGGTAAGAATAAGTATGGACTTAGTTTGGGTATGCTACTCAATCCGGAGGCAGCATTAGGTGATATGCTTACAGTTGATGGTGCTCTAGGAAATGTACTCAATGGTGGTGGAGACAATAAAGACAATAAAGACAATAAAGACAATAAAAACAATGATACTTCCAATGTTGAAGCAGCACAAATCTCTGGTTCCACACTGGAAAGAGCGAGGATGATGTACAATTATGCAAAGACTCTTGGATTAACTTCAGCACAAGCGAAGGGACTCGTTGCAAACATTCAGAGAGAATCAAACTTTGATCCTAAGGTAAGGTCAGGTGACGATGGTGGTCCAGGTGGTTTGTTCCAATGGAAAGGAGTAAGACAGACTCCAGAAGTTGCCAAGTTGGTTAACTCAGGTGACTGGAAAGGACAAATCAAATATGCATTAAAAGAAGATGCAGGTCCCAGATACAGAGGTGAGACAGCAAACATGGATGCGTTGGGTGCATCTAAATGGTGGATGGAGAAGTGGGAAAGACCAGCAGATCCAGCAGCAGGTCATAGAAAGCATGCCAGTTTTATCAAGAGTTACAACTTCCAGAAAGGTGGTATGGTTAAACTACTTTCTCGTGCAGTAGGTGTGGATCTAGATCAGTTCTTCCAACAATCTGATCAACAATTGATGCACCAAGCAATGGGTGATTCAGAACCAGTAGTGATTAATATGGGTGAGGATGCACCTGAACCACAAATAACTGCTCATACAAGTGGCAGCAACATGCCAAACTACAATCTAGCAACCAGAGATTCCTGTCCCCTCTCAGTTTATTATCGTTATCATCCCTCACTTAATCCCCAAGGTATGAATCCATGATAAACGCTGCTGCTATGCTGGGTTTGGGGAATGACCCAGCAATGAAAGAGTTACAGGGCATCAAAGGTGGTATCAAAACCCTCTTCCAACTGAAGACGAAAGACTACGCTGA